TCAGTCTTTTTGTTGGCGTTTTGTAGAAGGTTCTTCTACAAAAATCCTCTCCAGCGGTTGCACTTCCGTCCATTCCCGGGCCCGGATGTAGGTTTCGGTCATGCTCACGTCGGCGTGGCCGGCCAGGGCCTGGGCGTAGTCGCGGCCGGCCCGGCGGGCGGCGTCGGTGAGGGATTTGGCGCGCAGGTCGTGGAAGTGCAGGTCCTCGATGCCGGAGCGGCGCACCAGGCGGCGCCAGGCGGAGTCCCAGCCGCTCGGGGTATAGGGGGTGCCGTCGCGGGTGGCGAACAGGTACATGGACGAGGTGCGGCGGCGCAGGTTGCGGGCCCGGGCCAGTACGTCGTCCAGCGCGGGGGTGCGCTGGTAGAGCACGCGGGCGCCGGTCTTGCCGTGCTCGACCTCGAGGCCGGCGTCGGTGATGTCCGACAGGCGAAGGCGAAGCAGATCGCCGCGGCGCAGGGCGGTGAGGTAGGCCAGTTCGATGATGCAGCGCCATTGCTCGTCGGCGGCCTCGAGAAGGCGGCGGAATTCGTCGTCGCCGATGTAGCGGCGGCGGGCCCGTTCGCGGTTGCGGCGCACGCCCTGGCAGGGGTTGGCTTCGCACCAGCCCCAGCGGATGGCGTGGTTGAATACGGTGGAGAGGACGGCGACTTCCCGGTTCGCGGCGACCTTGGCGCTGCGCCGGTCCAGGTAGGCGGCCACGTCGGACGGGCGCAGTTCCTCGAGCATCATTTCGCCGAATACGCCGTCGAGCCGGTCGAGGATCCGCGCGTAATCGGCCCGGGTGGCTTCGCGCAGTTGCGGGAGGCCTTCGCCGCGGTAGCGGGCGATGGCGGCGGCGACGGTGCCCGGCGTGGCGCCCGGCACCGTCTCGCGGGCCTCGAGTTTGGCCCACATGCCGAGGGCTTCTGCGTAGTCGTCGGAGAGGCGCGTCCAGCGGCGTTTGCCGTCCACCAGGGCCACGTGGTACCAGACGCGGCCCTTGCGGTGCAGGCGCGGGGGGAGGTCCTTGTGCTTGGTGCGGCGGCGTCCCATGGCCATGAGTCTAGGCCACCCTGTCCCATCTTGGCGAGCGCTGGCGGGTGTCGGTTTCGCCGCTCAGGCGTCGCGCCACTTCCGCGCGCAGCACCACCGGCCGGCCGGCGGCGGTGAGCTCGTGCGGAAACTGGTGCTCGCGCAGCCATTCGATCTGTTTCGAGACGCGCTTGCGTCCGGTCAGCTCGACGAGTTCCTCACGAGTCAGAAACAGCATGGCTCAGCCGTTCTCCAGCGCGATGAAGGTGTCCCAGGCCTCGCGCAGGCGTTCGGGGGGATCGAGGCGGTCGCCGTCTTCGACGATGCGCTCGACGAGCTCGTCGGTGTTCAGCTTGCCGAGGCGGGGGCGGTCGTCCTCGTCGTACACGCCCATTTCGATGAGCAGGTCCACCAGCTCGGCCTTGCTGAACTGCGCGAGCCATGTGGCGTCAGGTCGCCAGTCGTCGATGTCGATTTCGGCGCTCAGGGCGAGGTGGGCCAGGTGCTCGGGGCGCAGCACGGTGAGCACGGCCAGGGCGACGGTGGCCTGCAACTCGCCGTCGAACCGGATGGCCATGACGGCGTTCACGTCGTATACGTCGTCTTCGTCGGTGACGCGCACGCCGGCTTCCTCGAGGGCCCTGAGCACTGCATCCTGCGATTCCCAGACGATGTCGTCATCGGTGACGGCCAGCACCAGCAGCATGAGCTGCACGCCCGGGTGCAGGCTGACGTAGCCGGGCAGGGCGTCGGTGCGCAGCCAGCGGGCGATGTCGGCATGCTCGTTGGCGAAGGGGTTGCGCGAGCGCCTGCCGGGCACGATCACCGGCTGTCCGGCGGGTTCGTCATGGTCATGACCGGAGCGCGCTTTTTCCAGCTCCGCCTGCGATTCGTCCAGTCTCGCCTTGCGGGCGGCTTCGTTCTTCCGCTCGTGGCATTCGGCATCGAGGCAGAAAGGGAGGCCGCTGGCGCATTCGTTCGAGATCTTGACTCGCTTGCGGCAGCCGTCGCATTCCTGCTCATGGTTGAAACGGATGTAGTAGCCGTCGAGGCGCACGTGGCAACGCATGAACAGGCTGTAGATGTCTTCATGCAGTTCGCGCACGCTGGGGCGGTAGTCGTCAGAACGGTATTCCTCCTCGAGCTCGGCCAGCACGGCTTCGGAGGCCTTGGCGGTGAGCAGGTGCTTGCCGTGGGCGGCGGTGATCTCGCCGCGGCGCACGAGGTCCTGGGCCCAGTCTGGCAGCTCGGCAAGGCGCATGAGGTTGGAGATTTGCGGGCGCGACATCTTAATGCCGTGTCCAGCCAGCGCCTCCTCGACTTCGGCCAGGTTGCGCTTGCCGTGCTGTTCGCGCATTCTGCGCAGCACCTCGGCCCACTCCATGGGGTTGAGGTCGCGGCGCAGGTGGTTCTCCTTGACCTGAGCCAGCATCCGCGCCAGCGGATCCTCGGTCTGGTCATCCTCGCGCAAAACGGCCGGGATGGTTGCCAGCCCTGCAGCGCGCGAGGCGCGGGTCCGGTTTTCGCCGAACACCACCACATACCGGCCCGGCGCCTCCGGGTTTGGCCGAACGGTGATGGGCTGGAGCACGCCGTGCGCGGCAATGTCATCGGCCAGTTCTGCAATGAAGGCCTCGTCGAAATCCTTGCGCGGCTGGTCAGGGTCGAAATCGATCAGGTCCAGCGGCAGGTCAAAGAGAGCGCCTGGTGGCGCGTCGAAAAACTGCTCTGCAGTGTTTTGCATGGTCATCTCCTGTTTCCCGGGAAACGTCATTTGTTCTCGGCTTTCTCGGCGTTGATCCGCATCTGGACTTCCTCGCGGTGCACGGTGACATTCGGTGGCGCGATGATGCCGATGCGGATGGAGCCGTCCGTGTTTTGGCCAAGCACGCGGATTTCCACGTTGCCATTCACCACAATGGCCTGGCCGAGCCTACGCGACAGAACGAGCATGGTTCTTCTCCAGTTTGTCCAGGTAATCGAAAATGCTCTGGTTGGCGCGAAACAGCCACAGGTCGCGCAGGGCGCGCGCATCGTCCAGCACCGGCCACCAGGCCGGGTTGGTGTCAGCGGCAAGACGCATGGCTTCGCACCAGCCGGACAGCCAGCCGGAAAAGGTGTCGTCGCGCGTCTGGCGGCGCAGCGTGTTGCTGTTGGCATCGTACTCGTCTACCAGAGCGCAGTTGTGGCGCCACTCCTGGTACAGCACGCTCCTGGCATGGTCGTAGATGTTCATGGCTTCCTCCTTGCTAAGGTTTGAAAACGCCTGCGCAGGTGAAACTCCGTGCCGCGGCCCCAGCCCACGCCGGAGTAACGTCGGAGAAAGGTGCGGTGTCTGAGAGGGCGCGGAAGACGGTGCCGTGCGTGCCGCCGCCAGATGCGCCTGGCCATGAGCCGGGTGCGCAGGTTACTCATTGTCATGCGCTGACCTCCTCACGGCCGGGTTCTGCCACCAGGCGCCTGTACACCTCCAGCAACAGCATCGCGTCAGTCAGCGCGCCGTGCAGGGCGCGGTGGCTGGTGTCGATGCCGTAGTGCAGGCACAGGGCGTCCAGGCTGTGGCGCATGCCGGGCAGGCGCTCATAGGCCATCTGGCGCGTGCATAGCACCATGGCGTGATCGTGCAGGCGGCCGTAGTCCGGTCCAAGTCTGGCAAGCTCGGCGTCAATGAAGCCCGTGTCGAACGGCGCGTTGTGGATGATCACCATGCTGCCGCGCACGAAGGCCAGAAATGCATCGGCAACGTCGGAGAACCGCGGCTGGCCAAGCGTCATCTCTCTGGTGATGCCGTGCACTTCCATGGCGCCTGGGTCGCTGTCGCGCTCCGGGTCAAGCCGCGCGTAGAAGGCCATGCCGGTCGGCTCGATGGCCTGTCCGGCTGGCGGAAAGGCCTCACGGATCTCGATGGCGGCCAGCTCGATAATGCGGTGGCCGCGCTCCGGCAGCAGACCCGTGGTTTCCGTATCGAGAATCACGCCCCTCATGACGCCTTCCTTTCTTCGGCCAGCCGGCCGCGCAGCCAGTCGAGCCCGCGCGGCGTTACCAGCGGCCGCGCGTGATGGTGCGCACGCCGATCGCCTGGCTTGGCCCAGCTCGAATAGCGCACCTTCATCAGGCCGTTGTCTAGGTAGTAGGAATAGGGAATGTTGCCGGCGTCGATCACGCGGTGCTCGCGCAGGTAGCGGAACAGCTCGCGCTGGCCCACGCCGAGGATGTGGGCGGCCTCCTGGACCGTGTAGGTTTTGCTAGTCATACCGCGCCTCCATCAGTTGGTGGTGGATGAGAAAGGCTTCCAGCCGCAGCACGCGGTCGAACCACCCGCGCAGAAATTTCTCGAGCGAGCGGCGGCGCACCATGATGCGGTGGTAGTAGCCGAGCCGGTTGCGCAGAAACAGGCGAGCGGCAAGATGCCGGTCCGCATCATTCGCGGCAGCCAGCGTGGCCGGCCCCAACAGGCCGTCGGTGGCAGCGCCCACGGCATCCTGCAGCAGGCGGATCGCCTGGCGCGGGCTGTGCTGCACCACGGCATCGAACAGCGCCACGCCCAGCGGCGCGGGCAGCTCTCCACAGCGGTAGCGGCCCCAGTAGTCGCGCCGGTAGAGGACCTTCGCCTGTTCCAGAGTCATGGAGGCGATGTCCAGATCCGGGTAGCGCGCCGCGCTGATTCCGTACCTGGTGCCGCGCAGCTCGCCGCCAGACCAGTTGCCGGGGTCGTCAGGATCGGCGGAAAAGCCGCCCTCCACGCCCACCAGCCAGTTCATAGCCACGTCGAAAGTGGACGCCATCATCACGCCGCCTCCGGCGGTTCGGGAGGCTCCGGCAGCCGCGCGCCGTGGTACTGGCGCTTGCGGCGCGGGAACTTGATTACGTTGGCGTTGCCGTGGCGCGGCCGAACGCCTGGCCTGGGCCGTGGCTCGCCCTCATCATTCGCCCGGGCGATGAACGTGCCAAGCAGCACGCCAGCAGGCAGGCTCGCCAGCACCCAGATCAGCATCGCCAGCAGCAATTTCTCGCCATCCATTGCTCAGGCCTCGACCAGCTCAAGGGGAAAACGCAGGCTCAGGCCCTCGGCCCGGGCCCGCAGCCAGGCCTCGCGGCGCGCCACCCAGCGGGCGTAGCGCGCGTCGTTCAGGGCTGTCTGGGCGTAGTCGCGGTGCTGGCGGATCACGTAGTTGCGCAGCGGGTTTGCATCGGTGGCGTGCATGGCGACCTCCTTGGTAGTTGGATTGCGCTACAGAGTAAAGCATACCGTACATCTTCCGTCAAGTAAGCAATACATCTCAAGTGGAATTGCGTTCTTGGCGGGGAGGGTTTAGTGGGAAATTCGCTTTGCGTGGCTATGATTGTGTATATACAATGCGTATATACATCGGTCATTGTTGGCTTACTATTTTTGTGGCAAAGGATGGCGATCAGGATTTCCCGGAAGACTCAAGATCGGTCCACGGCGCGCCGCTAAATATCGTGAATCCGAAAACGGAGAAGGAACGACGCGAGTGGATGATTTAGAGTTTCACGAGTTAGATGCGCGTCTGCTGAAGCGCATAGAAGAAACATGGACAGAGCAGATCGAAAGCATGCCAGCGGAGAAGGCCGATGTCTTCTGGCCGATGCTGGAGCGCCAACTTAGTTGGTGGAAAGGTTATGCCGACCCAGGAACCGAAAACGGTGACTGGCGTCTATATGTTGTAACAACCAAGGATGGTTCTGGCGGCCATGATATACCGGTGGCCGTCGTTGACATGACGGATGCGCATAAATCAAAGGATCCGTCATTGAAGTTGCTGGATTTCAATTTACAGCCGATTTTGCTTTTTCAGCTCGAAGAAGAAGTCGATTCGAATACCATCGGTGGAGCCATTCATATCATTGGTTTCGCGATCGTTTCGGCGATGAATCTCGCATACCAGAATGGGGTGCGGAAATTCAAAATCTACGGCCGTTCGCCGGAATTGCTCAACATGTTCGATTCGCTCGTCGCGACGGCTGGCGACTGGGGCGAGTACCAAGTTTATCGTCAATATAAATGGCTGGTTATTGAATCCTCTGGAGGAAACTAAATGGAAATCAAGACTGATAGCGAGTTTTTCGCATTCATCAGGACCGCGATTGAACACGAACTCGAGAAAATGAGCCATGCCGAGCTGCGAAATACCGGGTGGTTCACCTGGAATACGGATCGATATGCCGATTCTGAACTGGAAAAAGCGGCGTAATACGAACACCAACAATCAACAAAAACCCCGCCTTGTGCGGGGTTTTTTGTTTCCCGGGAAACACCATGGCGTCAACCAGGCCCGTTGGCGCTTTCTTCCTCGTTCAACAGCGCCTCGATGGCGTGCAGCAGGCGTGAGGACGAACCCTCGTCGTCGCTCTCAAGGTATTTCATGATGAGCTGGCTCGCATCGTGGCGAATGCTCTCCGGCGCCGTGTGAACGCGCTGGCGAAGATTTTCTAAATACTCTGTCAGCGAAATAGAAATTGGTTCTCCCGCTCTCGCGAGCCCTACGCTAGCTTGGATGTTTCTGTCTGATACGTTATCTAAGGACATCGGCCCTTTTCCTAACGCAAGCCATTTCGGTTGAACGCCAAGCGCATCCGCAACGCGTATCAAATTTTCAGGTTTTAACCCTTTTGAAGCGCCTGATTCCCACTGCTGAGCAGATGCTCTTGAGACACCAACACGTCTGGCCAATTCAGCTATAGAGAATCCCGCACGAATTCTCGCCTCTCTAATTCTGTCACCTATGCTAGCCATGATAGGTGAAGTTACATTGACAGGAGGAAAGGAAGCTTGACGTGGAGTGTATGGTATGCCTATCATTTGGTGTATGATTACTCGTAAGCAGATAGTAGAGATGATTGGCTCTGGAGCGCTACTTGCCAAATATGCCGGAGTGTCGCGTCAGGCAATACATGAATGGAAACATAGCGATAAACCAATACCTGCAGAGCGCGTCCTCGCTATCGAAGCCGCCACCGATTACCAGGTCAGCCGCCATGACCTGCGCCCTGACCTCTATCCAAAAGAGGCCTGGTGCCAGTGTCCTGCCTGCCTGCGCGAGCGTGAGGAGGCGGCATGAGCTGCGTTTTCGTCATGAATTCTTGCAAATATGCACAACATGCGCAGGGTTTTTCCTGCGCCGCGAACACGGGAGGGAGTCGATGGACGAGTTTCTGATGGCGCTGCACCAGAGCGCCAAGGCGGCCAGAGGCGGGATCTGCGGCCTGGCGCGCCGCCTTGGCAAGCGCGAGCAGACCCTCATCAACAAGCTGAACCCGGCCGACGAGATGCACATGCCACACGTCGGCGAGCTGGTGGCCATCATTGATGACACGGGCGATCTTTCGCCACTGGAGGCCCTGGCCGGCATGTTCGGCGCGCGCGTGGTCACATCCACGCACGAGCGCAACAGCAGCGCGGCCCTGGCCGTAATTCACACCGCCAGCGAAACCGGCGACGTGTCAAAAGCGGTTGAAGAGGCGCTGACGGACGGTGTCATCGACGCCAAGGAGCACATGCGCATCATGCGCGAGATCCGGGAAGCCCGCCATGCCCTGGCGGTACTGGAAAACACGCTGCGCGAAGAGGTGAAGAGGAATGAGATTTGCTGAGACTGGCTACAGCCGCGTTTCGGCGGCCAGGCGCTTTGCGTCGGCCAGCTCAACAGGCCTGCCTTTTTCGTCATGCAGCTGGTGCACCATCTTGCACCCTGGGCATTTGAGCGTGGTGATTTTGTAATGGCGTTCCTTTTTCACGACTTTGCTCGGCGCGCCGGTCACCCAGTTTGTTTTGGTAGGGTGTTCCTCGATGCTTGTCTTGACGACAGCTGTCGGCGCCGCAACAAGCCGAGTCTTGCAAAAAGGGCAGCGCGGCTTGCCTCGCCTGTCCCATCGTACGCCGCAGCAAATATGCTCCGGAAAAAGATTCCACAGCGTGTATGCAAGGCCGGGAACGACAGCGAACATCGCATAGGGAATCGCCTCGTAAAAGCTGCCCGTGTACCACCAGGCGAACGGAAGAGCCAGAATGAAGAGAATGAACGGCATTTCACCCACCATATTCCAAACCGTGCGCGGAATCATGCGCACATAGTTTTCGAGATTCGGCTCCATTTTTTCCTCCGAAAAGCAAGTGGAATGGGGCTGGATGGGGCAGGCGGTGGTGGTGCACCGCCTGCCCAACCTTGTTCACTTATGTTTATCACAATCGGAAGTCGGTGCAAGGTCAAATGAAACCGGAGCGCGAAACATGAACACGCAATGGAACGAAGGGGAAGACGAGGCCCTACAGGGTCTGCCGCACTTCGCGCAACTGTTGTACTTGCGTGGGCTGCGAAGATGCATGGATTACCGCACAGGCCTCGTCGGCGAACGAAGAAAAATCTCGTACCAGATGATGCGTGAAGTTCTTACGGTCGAGCGAAAGAACGGCAGCACGAAGCGCGATGACGAAGCCTACATAACGAAGAAGAAGCTGCGCATTGCATTGAAACAGCTTGAGTCTGCCGGCCTGGTCGAGTTCGTCAGGAGTGCGCGCTTCGAGGACATGATTATTCGCCTGCCAAAAGCCTCTGTAGACCCAAAATTTTTGGAAGATTCAGGCCATTCAGGAGAAGTCCGTCCGAATGAGGAAGGGCATAGGAAGGGCATGAAAGCAGGGGCATGTGAGGGGCATGGCGGAAACGTCGTATTCATGCGGCCTGAACAGTGTTATCCACAGGCAGGAAGGGCATGTGAGGGGCATGGGAGGAAGGGCATACCTCCGGGGATCCGGGAATATACGGATTCTACTACCAGCGAGGGTAACGAACGGCTTAGATCGCGCGCGCGCGTTGATTCGCTCACACGCGAAAGAACGCCGATGCCAGACGATTTCGCTGTCACAGAGCAGCACGTGGAATACGCACGGGCTCACCGGTTTCCAGACCCGCACGAATGCGTGCTGGCCTTCGTGGCGCATCACCAGGCGCGCGGCACGTTGCGGGAAAACTGGGATGCAGAGTTTCGCAAGTGGCTCGCCAACGAGCGGGCCTATCGCAAGACGCAAGGGGGAACACGTCATGCAGCACGTCAGCACAGCAGCCGCTCGAGTCGTGTCAGGGACAGGCTCAAGGCAATCGCCGCAGAAGACATCGCACGCAACGGCTTCGCCGAGAGGCTCGACGAAACCTGAGCTGCCGAAACACTGGGTGGCCGCGTTGTTCGACAAGTTCCGTCTGCGCTATGGGCACAAGTGGCTGACGTTCATCGACGGCAACGAAGACGAAGCCGTGAACGAGTGGGCGCAAGTTCTTGCTGGGCTAGACGGAGATGCCATCAGGCTCGGCCTGGAAGCGCTGGACAGCGACTGGCCGCCATCGGCGCATGAGTTCGCCAGGCTTTGCCGTGAGGCCGCCGGCATTCCGGATGCCGCAGAGGCCTGGCGCATCATCTGCCGTGCCATCGGCATGCCAGGCACGTTGCGCCAGCGGTATCGGCACCCGGCCGTGCTGGCCGCCGCGCGCCATCCGGACTGCGACGTGTTCTGCTGGTCGCAGCTTTCCGAGCGGGAAGGCCTGCGCCGCTTCGCGCCGCTGTACAGGCGCATCGCCGCAGGCCGGCACACCTGGCCGGCGGAAGACGCCAGCGGCGGACTGGAAGACCGGACCGGCAAGGCCGTCACGCCGGTCGAGCGGCAACGGGCCAGCGCCACGGCCAGGGCGGCCATCGCCGAGATGCGGGCGCGGCTCGGCTGCTGCCCGGCAGGTGGCGGCCAGGCCTGAGGGTAATGGCGCGGGTCCTTCCCAGGCGTTTTACCCGGGGGTCTGGACACCGCGCGGTTTTGCCAGTGTGTGACGTTTTTCGTTGTGTAACAGGGGGTTAGGACAGGCATGGGGGTCAGGAAGCAGGTTTTCGAGGCGATGCACGTGATCCGGGAGCCGGTCACGGCAAGGCAGTTGCACGAGCGGGCGCGCAGCCTGAGGTTCACGCCAGAGAACATCGAGTGCGCGATGCGGGCGCTGGTGCGCAGGGGGTTGGCCATCGAGATTCCGTCGCAAGCGAAGAAACGCGACATGCCGTCGAAGTTCGTCCTGGTGGCGCATGCCAGCGAGAAGCTCAGGCGCGCCGCCAGTGGCGATGCGCAGGAGGAAGACCCGCGTTCGCACTCCTGGCTGGTGCTGGTGACGCCCGAGGACGAGCGGCCTGACGATCGCATCGTGAAGTCGCTGATGTACCGCGGCTATCGGGTGACCGGCCGGAGCGTGCAGGACGGCTGCAACGCGGTGCGGTTCGTGCGTGAGGTGCGGGAGGCATCGTGACCGCGAAGGTGATGAACCAGGCGGAGTACGCGCGCTATCGCGGCGTGGCGCGCAAGACGATCACGGAGTACAAGCACCGCGGCCTGCTGGTGCTCACCGAGGCCGGCAAGGTGGACGTGGCCGCCTCGGACGCAAACCTGGATGCGTTCCTGGACGAGGTGCGCGGCGGCGACCGCACCAGCGAGGCCGCCATGCCGGCCGACGCCAACGCATACCTGGAGGCAAAGACGCGCGAGATGCGGGCCCGTGCCGCGCGGCAGGAGCTTGAGACGCGCAAGCGGGCCGGGGAGCTTCTGGAGCGCAAGAGCGTGGAGCGTGCGGCCTTCACGCTGGCGCGGCAGACCCAGGAGGCGGTGATTGCGGTGGCAGATCGCCTGGCGTCCGTGCTGGCCGCAGAGAGCGACGCGGCGAAGGCGCACGAGCTGCTTTCGGACGAGCTGCGCGGAGTGATGAACGACATGGCCAAACAGGCGGAGGAGCTGTTCGCGTGAACGCGCAACTGCAGCCGGTGGTGGACGACGAGTTCGCGATGGACGATGGCGCGGCGGTCTTCGCCGAGGCCTTCGCGCGCGGCCTGCGTGTGCCGGACCCTGTGCCCATCGACGCATGGGCGGACCAGCACCGCTTTCTGCCGCGTGACGCGAGTTCAGAGCCCGGCCGCTGGCGCACGGTGCGCACGCCGTACCTGCGCGAGCCAATGCAGGTGCTCTCGACGCAGCATCCGTGCCGGCGGGTGGTGATGATCTTCGGCACCCAGCTCGGCAAGACAGAGACGGGCAACAACTTCGTGGGCTCGGTGATCCACCAGACGCCCGGGCCGATGATGGTGGTGCAGCCCACCGTGGACCTGGGCAAGCGCTGGGTGCAGCAGCGCCTGAACCCGATGATCGAGCACACGCCCGCGCTGCGCGAGCTGATTGCGCCGGCGCGCAGCCGCGACGGCGGCAACACGGCGAGCATGAAGCAGTTCCCTGGCGGGGTGATGGTGATCACCGGCGCCAACAGCGCCGCAGGCCTGCGCTCGATGCCGGTGCGGTTTCTGTTCATGGACGAGATCGACGCCTACCCGCAGGACGTGGACGGGGAAGGCGATCCCATCGACCTGGCCGAGCGGCGCACCAGCACGTTTCCGCGGCGCAAGATTCTGCTGACCTCCACGCCGACCATCGAGGGCGAGTCGGCCATCTGGGACGAGTGGCAGCGCTCTGACCAGCGCGAGTACGAGGTGCCGTGCCCGGAGTGCGGCGAGTACCACGTGCTGGAAGACGAGCGCCTGACGGATGACGGGATGTTCGCCTGCCCACACTGCGGCGCGTTCCTCGAGGAACACCACAAGACCGGGATGCTGGCCGCGGGCCGGTGGGTGGCGCGCAACCCGGACAGCGACGTGCCCGGCTTTCATCTGCCGAGCTACTACGCGCCGATCGGCCTCGGTTACACCTGGGCCGAGATTGCCGAGATGCGCAAGGCATCCAGGGACGACCCGGAGAAGATCAAGACCTACACCAACACCATCATGGCGCGGCCCTACCGGGACGAGCGCGGCAAGCTGGACTGGCGCGAGATCGCCGATCGGCGCGGCGGCTACCGGACGCGCGAGATCCCCGAGGGCTGCCTGTTCCTGACCTGCGGCATCGACACGCAGGACGACCGCTGGGCCATCGAGATCCTGGGTTTTGGCAGAAACGGTCGGGTGTGGGTGATCGACGCCTGGGAAATCCCCGGGCAGCCCGGCCTGGAGGAGGAGTGGGCGAAGCTCGACGAGGTGGTGGAGATGCGCTTCGTGAACCGCTACGGCGTGGAGCTGCCGATTCTGGCCACCGGCATCGACACAGGCGGCCACCACACGCACATGGCCTACCAGTACTGCCGCACGCGCAAGCACAAGCGCGTGCTGGCCATGAAGGGCTCGCGCTACCAGGGGCGGCCTATCCTGCCGTCGCGGCCCAGCCCGCAGGACGTGAACGTGCGCGGGCAGATTTACCGCGCCGGCGTGGATCTGTGGCACGTGGGCACCGACACGGCCAAGGGCGCCATCTTCGCCAAGCTGGTAGCCGACGCCGGCCTGGAGCCGGACGAGCGGCGCTTCCATTTCGCCAGCGACCTGCCGGACGAGTTCTTCATGCAGCTCACCGCCGAGCGCTACGACACCGAGCGCAGCCGCTGGGTCAAGCAACGGCACCAGCGCAACGAGTTTCTCGACTGCGCGGTGTATGCGCTGGCCGCGGCCTGCCATCCCTCCATCCGCGTGGACAAGCTGCGCGAGCACGACTGGAAGAAAATTGAGGAACGGGTGCAGCCGCGCATCCAGGACATGTTCGCCACGGCAGCGCCTGAGACGGCCTCAGAAGCCGTACAGGCGGACGAAGACGCAGGGCAACCCCAACAACAATCACGGCCCGAAAAACCCATCCAGCAACGCAGACGGAGGCCGTCGCGGCGCCGGGCCCGGCGCGGCGGCTTCGTGGGAGGATTCGATGACTAGCGAGCCGAGCAAGATTGTGGCTGGAGACAGCCTCGAGTGGCGGGAAACGCTGCCGGACTACCCGGCCAGCGCGGGATGGAGCCTGCGCTACGTGATTTACAACGCCAATGCCAGCTACCCAATCCAGGCCGTGGCCGACGGGGACGGCCACGTGGTGTCAGTGGCAGCCACGGACACGGCGAGCTGGTCTCCGGGCCGGTACGAGATTGCCGGGTATGTGTCGCACCCGGACGGGCGCAAGAAGACCATCGTCACCCACGGGCTGATCATCGAGCCGGACCCGGCGGCCATCACCGCGGGCCTGGACGGGCGCAGCTTTGCCAGGCGCATGCTGGACGCCATCGAGGCGGCGCTCGAGGGCCGCGCCGACAAGGGTCAGCTCGACATGCTGCGCTACCAGTTCGGCGTGCGCGGCGGCGAGATCAACCCGGAAATCCTGATGCGCGCCCGTGACCGGTATCAGCAGGAGGTGTACGCCGAAGAGCGGGCCGAGAAGCTGGCGCGGGGCGAGGGCACGCGCGGCTGGCGGGTGCGCTTCTGATGCCGCGCAGGAAGATCGAGCTCGGGCGCGGCGAGCTGGTCATGTATCTCGACATGGCCGGCTGGCACCGGGCCCGGGCGGCGAAGCTGGCCGGCGTTTCCCGGGAAACCTTCCAGCGGCGGATGCGCGAGCACCGGGTGCGCGCGCCCAGGGCAGACAGCCGGCTCGACCCGGCCTTCGTGGAGCGGCTCCGGTCGGGCCTCGGCTGCCTGGGCTGCGCCACGCTGGCCGAGACGCGCGGCGTCAGCCGCAGCACCATCGCCAGGGCCCGGCGGCGCGAGACGTGGTTCTGAGTTCAGGAGGCCTGGCGCGTGTCCGGTTCGGCGACGAGGTGCACGCCAAGCGCCCGCATCACGCGCATTACCGTGTCAAAGCGCGGCGCCGCGCCGCCACGCAGCGCACGATAGAGCGCCTCGCGGGCCAGCCCGGATTCGCGGGCGATTTCCGTCATGCCGTGCGCACGGGCAATCGTCCCGAGCGCCTCGATGACGGCGTCAGGATCGTTCTCTTCCAGCACGGCCGAGAGATAGCCGGCAATGTCTTCCGGGTCGCGCAGATACTCTGCCGGGTCGAAATCCGGCAAATCGGAAACGCGAGTCTTCTTGCTCATGGGTCAGTCCTCCAGTGTTTTGGCCAGCGCGATGGCGCGGGCGATGTCCCGGCGCTGGCTGGACTTGTCACCGCCGCCCAGCATCACGATCAATGTCTCGCCGCGCAGGGTGTAATACATGCGCCATCCGGGCCCGAAGAACTCCCGCATCTCGAAAACGCCATCGCCAACAGGCTTCACGTCACCCAGGTTGCCGCCAGCGGCCCGTTCCAGCCGGCGAACAAGGCGGCCTCGCGTTTTGCCGTCCTTCAGGCCGTCCAGCCATGCGGCGAACTCGGGTGTCTGCCTGATTCGGAACATGGGTTAATTGTAACCGAATGATTACAGCATTCAAGCCGCCGTTTGACATTCAGCGCCCATCGGGTCTACGCTTTCCCCGTCACCGCAAAATCGGTGACCGGGTTTGACAGCCCGAAGCCAAGGCGCACCACGCGCCGCTCGAGCGCGTTTTTTGTGCCCGCTCAACGGTGGGGTGCGCGGGGAGCCGCAAGGCTCGCCGGTCCTTGGCCCGGTCTGTCAACCCGTGCATCCCGCCACCCTTTTGATTGACAGCGAAAGCGTGGCGGTTCTCGAATCTCAGCCAAGGAGAACCGACATGACCCAATCCCTTTCCGTCCTCTACACCGAGATCCGCATCCACGACGGCCTCTACTCCCTGAACGACCTGCACCGCGCCGCTGGTGGCGAAGACAAGCACCGCCCGACCTTCTTCCTGCGCACAGATCAGACCAAGGCGCTGATCGAGGAAATCGAAAACTGTGCAGATATGCACAGTAAAGCCGTCGCCACCCGAGAAGGCCGCAGCGGAGGCACCTACGCCTGCAAGGAGCTGGTCTATGCCTACGCCATGTGGATCAGCGCGAAGTTCCACCTGGCCGTGATCCGCGCCTTCGACGCGCTGGTGAGCGGCGGGCGGCCTGAACCTGAGCCCGCCCCGGCCCTGGCCTACGCCAGCAAGGAGCAGCGCGAGCCGCTGGTGAAGGCCATCCGCCGGGTGGTGAAGATGGCCGAGCGCCGGGGCCGCAAGCTCGGATACGACGAGGCGCACGCCATCGTGAACCTCAAGCTCGGCGTGGCGGACGTGGCGCACATGACCGTGGAGCAGGTGCAGCGCGGCGTGGCCATCGCCGGCGAGATGCTGGAGAAGGTGGTGCTCGAAGGCGAATACCTGCACCGCGACGATCCGGAGCCGTCAGCGGACCCAGACAGCGAGCGCCTCACGCCGAAGGAGCGCGAGCGGCTGCTCGGCGCCATGCGCACCGCGCTGGCCGGGCTCGAGGACGGCAATGGCGCGATGATGGCGCTCACCAACCGCATCCGGGTGCTGTGCCGGGTGCGGAACATCGATGACCTGCGGCGTGATGACCTGGCCGTGGTGGATGCGGAGCTGGCCAGGCTGCGCGAACATGACCTGCCGGAATACTACAAGTTCCGCGCGGAAATGCGGGAGTTCCTGCACCGCGAGGTCATCGGCGCCGGCACGCCGTGGACGCCGGTCGTGACCCGCAAGTGGCGCGCGCGCATGAAGAAAACGCTGCCGCCCCGGCCGGACTGGCTGCACATGGCCGTTCGCGAGCTCGGCATGTCATGCCCGTTGTGCGGGGAGGCGCACGGGAAACCGTAATGCCCGCGCCGCGCCAGGCAGTCAACCTCGCAACAGGAATCATCGCAATACGAAAAAAATTTTCGTTTTGTTGCAAGATGTGTCAATTCACCGGCCCATACTCCACGCATGGGCCTGTTCGACGCCATTCGCAAAAACGCTTCCCGGACGCCGCAAGGCCGCCGGCCCGGCATTGCGCGCCGGGCCGGGCGCGCCATGTTGCGGTACTGGGAGGCGGCGCAGCGTGATCGCCTGAACGCCGACTGGCAGCTCGGCGGCGGCAACATCAACCAGGAGCTGCGCGCCCAGCTCGAGGCGGTGCGCCAGAAGGCGCGCTGGCTGGAGCACAATTCCAGCATCGCCCGCTCCTACCTTTCCCTGGTGGAAACCCACGTGGTCGGCCCGGACGGCTTCATGCTGCAGGTGCAGGGCAAGCGCCGCGACGGCTCGCTTGACACCCGCGGCAATGCGGCGGTGGAGAAGTCGTTCCACGAGTGGTGCCACATGGGCGTGTGCGAGCTGTCAGGCAGGCTCGACTTCCCTGGCCTGTGCCGCCTGACCGCGCGCACCGAGGCGCGTGACGGCGAAGCACTGCTGCGGATGCACGATGCCCGCCCCACCGAGAGCAATCCGTGGGGGTTCGTGCTCGAGATCATCGATCCGGCGCGGCTCGACCACCGCCTGAACGAAGACCGCCTGAACAACGGCAACCTGATCCGGCTCGGCATCGAGCTCAACGGCGCGGGCCGGGCGGTGGCCTACTGGCTGCGCGACAGCAACGACCACACGCTGGCCTGGCCGGACGGCTACGTGCGGGTGCCTGCGGAAGACATGATTCATTTCTTCGAGCCGGAGCGGCCAGAGCAGCTTCGCGGCGTGAGCCGCATGGCCAGCGTGATCGAAACCATCCACCAGACGCGCAAGTACCGCAAGGCGGCCGAGATCGCCGCGCGCGCCGGGGCATCGAAGATGGGCTTCCTGAAGAGCGACGGCGGGCTCGGTGCGTTGGCGGCGGCCGCGGCAGACCAGGCTAGCGACGTGGATCTGGACGGCTACGAGCTCAAGGAGTTCGAGCCCGGCCAGATCGACGAGCTGCCGCCCGGCGTGGATTTCGTGGGCTGGGATCCGAAGTATCCGCACGAGAACTACGAGCCGTTCATCCGCACCACGGAGCGCGACATCGCGGTGGGACTGGATGTGTCCTACCACAGCCTCACCGGCGATCTCACCGAGGTCAACTACAGCTCCATGCGCGCCGGTTCGCTCGAGGAGCGGGACCGCTGGCGCGTGCGGCAGGAGACGTTCGCGGCCTGCGTGCTGCGGCGGATCTACCTGCGCTGGCTGAACAACGCGGCGCTCAACCGCCAGCTCGGCTCGGCGGTGGGCGTGGGCATGCAGCTCGAGCGCTACACGCAGCACCGCTGGCAGGGCCGGCGCTGGGCCTGGGTGGACCCGGAGAAGGACATCAAGGCCACGGTGATGGCGATCAATGCCGGGCTGACCAGTCCGCAGCGCGTGGCGTCGGAAATGGGGCTGGACTACGAGGAAGTGCTTGAGCAGATCGCCCGCTGGCAGGAGATGGCCGCAGAGAAGGGCGTGACGTTTCCCATCATCGAACCCGCCTCCGGCGGGAACGGATCGACACAGGCGCCACCGGCGCGCCAGGTTGTCGGAATGACGAGGTGACACAGATGAGCAAGGTACAGGTGCGCGGCCCGCTGATGCGCACGATGCGGATCTCGCAACGGGCCATCGACACGGAGAACCGCACGGTCGAGCTGAGCTTTTCGTCCGAGACGCGGGACGTGGAGCGGTTTTTCGGCATCGAGGTGCTGGATCACAAGCCGTCGTCGGTACGGCTCGAGCGGCTGAGAAGCGGCGGTCCGCTGCTGTTCAATCACGACCCTGACAAGCACATCGGCGTGATCGAGAGCGTGCGGATCGAGAACGGCCGCGGCCTGGCCACGGTGCGCTTCGGCAACTCGCCGCTGGCCGAGGAGAAGTTTCAGGACGTGCAGGACGGCGTGCTGGCGAACGTGTCGCTGGCGTACAAGACGCACCGCATGGTGCTCGATGAACAGCAGGACAACGGGCCCGATGTCTTCCGCGTGGTGGACTGGGAACCGCTGGAGATCAGCCTGGTGACGGTGCCGGCTGACATTACCGTAGGCGTCGGGCGTTCGTCCGGCGATGTGTTCGAGGTCGAAATCGAGGAGAGATCGATGACTGACAAGCAGCAGCAAGAAGGCGCCGGCGCCGAAAACGGAACCGGCGAGGCACAGCGCAACGAACCGGCCATCACGGTCGATCGCGGCGCCATCGAGGCCGAGGTGCGCGCGGCCGAGCAGCGCCGCGTGGCGGATCTGCTGGCCATGGGCGAGCGTTTCGCGCGCTACGGCGCGATGGAGCTGGCCCAGGAGTACATCCGCTCCGGCAAGCAGCCGGAGGACCTGCAGAGTGCGATTCTGGAGCGCCTGCCCAGCGGCGAGGACGTTTCCGCAGTGCGCGGCGAACCGGCTTCTGATCTTGACATGAGCGAGCGCGAGATGCGCCAGTACAGCCTGATCCGCGCCATCAACGCCGCCATCAACAACGACTGGAGCAAGGCCGGTTTCGAGCTGGAATGTTCCCGCGCCATCGAGGAGCGGGTGGGCCGCGATGCGCGTGGTTTCTTCGTGCCGCTGCAGGTGCAGCAGCGCGTGCTCAACACCACCACCGGCACGGATCTGATCGGCACCGATCACATGGCCGATCAGTTCATCGACACGCTGCGGCCGCGCTCCGCCGTGATGAGCCTGGGCGCCACCGTGCTCGACGGCCTGCGCGGCAACGTGAGCATCCCGAAGAAGAACGGCAATGCCGCGTTCTACTGGCTGGCGGACGATGACAGCGTCACCGATTCCGATCCGGCCTTCGGCAGCGTGAACCTCTCGCCCAAGACCGTGGCCGGCAGCGTGCCCATGAGCCGCCGCCTGCTCAAGCAGTCCAGCCCCAGCATCGAGGCGCTGGTGCTGGCCGATCTGCAGCGCGGCGCGGCCCTGGCCATCGACCTGGCCGCCCTGGAAGGTTCTGGCACCAACAACCAGCCCCAGGGCGTGGTGAACGTGACCGGCGTGAACACCCAGGCCGTGGACACGCCCGGCGCGCCCACCTGGGACGAGCTGGTGGGCTTCGAGACCGCCGTGGCCGACGACGAGGCGCTGGACGGCGCGCTGGCCTACCTGACCACCTCCGCCGTGCTCGGCAAGCTGAAGGTCACGCCCAAGGATGCCGGCTCCGGCCTGTTCCTGGTGGAAGGCAACGAGGCAAACGGCTATCCGGTGCGGGTGCGCAACGGCATCACCGCCAACCGGATCGTGTTCGGCAACTGGAGCGACGTGCTGATCGGCATGTGGGGGATCCTCGACGTGATGCCCGACACCGCCGCCAAGGCGGCCAGCGGCGGCCTGGTGCTGCGCGTGTTCCAGGACGTGGACATCGCCGTCCGCCACGCCGAGAGCTTCTGCATCAACGCCTGATGACTGACGCCGGCACAGGGACGCGCCGGCGCTGAAGGAGGAGACCATGAACGACGAAATCAAACCCGCAAATGCGGCAGAGCAGACCGAGGCGGCGAAGCCGAAGAAAGCGGCGGCCCGCAAGGCGAAAGAGCCGCGGATCCGGATTGTGAAGGCCTGCGCCGTGCGCGGCGAGCCGGTGGAAAAGGGCATCCTGCGCGTTTCCCGGGAAATCAGTGAGCAGGATGCCCGGGCGCTGGTGCGCATGGGCCGGGCCATCGAACTGGAGGATGACAAATGAGCGTGATTGATACCGATTCCGTGTCCGTGTTGCCAGCCGCTGCGGCCACCGCAAGCGCCAGCGGCGCCCAGGTGGACGTGCGCGACTACGAGGGCGTGGCCGCCTTCGTGCTGGACAGCTCTGCCGACGCCGGCGGTGACGGCACCCTGGACGTGGCGCTAGAGCAGAGCGATGACGGCGTGACCTGGATTGCCGTGCCCGGCGGTGCGTTCACCCAGGTGACGGCGGCAGGCCAGGCCTTCGAGCGCCTGATCGTGGATCTCGACCGGCTTGGCCGGTACATCCGCGCCACGGAGACGATCGCCGGCACCGCGCCGTCGTTCGCCCGCTCGCTGACCATGATGGCGATGAAGAAGTATCGCTGATGGCCCTCTGGTCGCAGACGCTTGCCGATCTCGATGCGGCCGTGGTGGATGTAGTTGCCGATGATGCCGTGTTCGACGCGGCCGGCGACGGCACCGCGCCTGTGGCGGTGCGCGGGGTGTTCGAGACGCCCTGGCGCGAGCCCGAGATCGGGCGTTTGCGCACGCGGGTCGTGGAGCCGACGTTCATCGGGTTCAGCGCCGATCTGGGCGGGGCCGTCTCCGGCACCTCGCTGCTTACGGTGGACGGCAGGACCTACCGGGTCATCGATGTCGAGCCCGGTGACGACGGCATGATGAAACTGGTGTTGAGGCCGGAATGATGGCGGAGATCTGGAAAACGCTTGGACAACAGGTGGCGAAGTTCGCGCCGCTGCTCGGTGGCGCAATCGGCGGCCCGGGCGGAGCGGCCATCGGGCAACTGGTGGCGTCGGCTTTCGGGGCGCCGGCGGACGATCCGCGGGCCATCGCTGCGGCTGTGCAGCAGGACCCGCAGGCGGCGGCGAAGCTGCGCGAGCTTGAGCTGCGTCACCGGGAGCGCCTGGAGGAGCTGGCGCTCGAGCGCTACCGGGCCGGGCTGGATGCGGAGAGCGCGCGCCATGCCCAGGCGCAGGAAACCATCCGCACCGAGGCCCGTTACGGCACCGATTACGTGAAGGAGACCCGCCCGCGCATCGCGCGCATGTCGTTCTACTCGGGCGCGGCGTATGCCATGGCGATGGAGGCCGCAAAGCTGGCCGGATTCGGGGCTGGCGCGGACACGGCGCTGCTGGGCGTGCTGTTCGGGCCGGTGGGCTTTTACATGACCATGCGCACGCTGGATGCGTTCAGCGGGAAAGGAAAGAGTTGATGGCACAGGACCAGGTGGAGGAAATCCGCGCCGGCCTTAATGACTTGCGCAACGACGTGGCCGACGCGCTGAAGGTGATGCGTACCGACATTCGCGAACTTGGGAAGGCCATCAATGGGCTGGCGCGCATCGATACCCGGATCGAGCGGCTGGTAAAGGACGTCGACGCGCTGTTCAGCCTGGTGCGAGAGGAAACCCGCGAGCTGGACGAGCGGGTGCGCACCCTCGAGGTGAACGTGGCCGGCAACGTGAAGAGCATGACGCTGTTCGATTCCATCGTGCGCCAGTCGGTGTTCGTGATGATTGGCGTCATCGTCGGCGTGGTGGTGGAGAGGCTGTTCGGATGAGCGTGCTTGCGCCACGGGTCGATGTGAATTCCGCCGAGTTCGAGGCGCTGATCCGGCGGCTCGGGATCACCGAGAAGGCCGCCATACGCGCCTATCGCCGCGCCGCTGACAAGACGCTCACCTGGCTCAAGCGGCAGGTGGCGAAAGACGTGAACGGCACCACGGGGATCCCGATGAAGGCCCTGCGCAAGCGCCTGAAGGCCTACCGCACCACCCAGCGAAGCATGCGCGCGAAGTTGTGGCTTGGCCTGAATGCCATCTCCGCCGATGAGCTGGGCAGGGCGCGGCAGCAGCGGTCTGGCGTGCGCGTCGGCAAGTTCTTCTTTCGCGGCGCGTTCCGGGCGCGGATCTATGGCGGCGGGGAAAAGGTGTGGATCCGGCGCAACAGCAAGTGGTTCGACCCGGATCTGTATCCGGCCAGGGTTCGACCCGGCGATCGCGGCGCGCCGCATGGCTTTCCGGTCGTGAAGGTGAGGGTGAAGCTCGAGGAGGCGGAAAGCCGTTTCGTGTACTGGACGGCGCGCATGGAGGCCTACCTGAATACGCTGCTGATGAAGGAGCTGGATCTGGAAGTGCGGAGGGCGCAACGTGCTTGACACGCTGCACACGGCAATCGTGGACAGGCTCGCTGCCGACCTGCCGACGGTGCCCACCGTGGCGGCCTATCCGCAGCTTGAGCGGCGGATCACCCTGCCCGCGGTGATCGTCGAACTTGACGAGCTGACGCCGGAGGATTTCGGCTGGCCGGATTTCAGCGCCTGGGCCGAGTTCACGGCCTGGTGCGTGCACGATCCGTCGCTGCCTTCGGCGATGCTCGAGGTGCGCAACCTCGCGGCCACCGTTGCGGCGCGTGTGCACCAGGAGGAGGACTTCGGCTATGCCGAAACGCTGCGCCGGGCAGAAGTGCTGCGGGTGTCGCCGGACGACTTCAACCCGGACCTCGAAGGCTATCTGGTGTGGGCGGTGTCGTTCCGGACGGGCGTGCGGATCGGCGAGCGCGAGTGGCGCATCGATCCGGCCGCAGGCGTGAGCGTGGTGGACATCACGGGCGTGGTGGGCGACTTCGACAGCGCCGGCCTGAAGCATGTGCTGGCTGACGGCAACGAGCCGCCGGCCGAGGACGAGGTTCTGTTACCCGATCAACCGAAGGGGTGAGGCGATGAGCAAGTTCTACGTGAAACCGGCCATGCCGGGACAGAAGGTGCACCTGGAAGACGGCAGGGGCTTTCTGCCGGAAGAAGGTGCCGAGGTGGCGCGCAGCACGTACTGGCTGCGCCGGGTGAAGGATGGCAGCGTCGTGGAGGCGCGGCCCGCCAAGAAGGGGAAATAAGCCATGGCAATCGCATTCAACGAGATCCCGCAGGCGCTGCGCATCCCGGGCGTCTATGTCGAGTTCGACAACTCGCTGGCCAACAACGCCGATCCGCAGTTCAAGCTGCTGGTGATCGGCCAGCGCCTGGCCGCCGGCAGCGTGGCGCAGGGCGTGCCGACGAAGGTCACCAGCGCCGGTCAGGCCGAGGACTATTTCGGCCGCGGCTCGATGCTGGCCGAGCAGATCAAGCACCTGCTGGCCGCGAACCAGTGGATCGATCTGACCGCCATCGCCCTTGACGAGGACGCCACCGGCGCCGCCGCCACCGGCACCATCACGCCCGCCGGCACGGCCGTGGAAACGGCAACGCTTGCGCTCTACATCGCAGGTCAGCAGGTGCGCGTGCCGGTGGTCTCAGGCGACAGCCAGGATGCCGTGGCCACGGCCATCGCCGATGCCATCAACGCCGACGATACGCTGCCGGTCACGGCCGCCGTGGACGGTACGGTGCTCAACCAGGTAAATCTCACCTGCCGCTGGAAGGGCGAGACCGGCAACGACATCGACATTCGCCTGAACTATTACGGCGAGAAGACGCCCAAGGGCCTCACGGTCGGCATCGGCGCCATGGCCGGCGGCACGGCGAACCCGGACATCGCCACGGCCATCGCCGCCATGGGCGACGAGTGGTACAACTGGATTGTCTGCCCCTACACCGACGCGGCCAACATGACCGCGCTCGAGACCGAGCTGGATAGCCGCTGGGGGCCGACCCGCCAGATCGGGGCGCGCGCTTTCGTGGCTTACCGCGGCAATCATGCCGCCACCACCACCTTCGGCGACTCGCGCAACAACCCGCACGTGACCTGCATGGGCACCAACATCGCGCCGCAGCCACCCTACATCTGGGCGGCGGTCAATGCGGCGGTGGCGGCGCGCTCCCTGGCCATCGATCCGGCCCGGCCGCTGCAGACCCTGACGCTGACCGGCATCATGGCGCCAGACATCGCCGACCGCTGGACCGACAGCGAGCGCAACCTGCTGCTGTTCGACGGCATTGCCACCCACAAGGTGGCGCCGGACGGCAAGGTGATGATCGAGCGCCAGATCACCATGTACCAGGTCAATGCCGCCGGCATCGCCGACGATTCCTACCTGGACATCAACGTGCCGGAGACCCTGGAGCGGATCCGCTTCGAGCAGCGCAAGCTGTTCTCGAGCAAGTATCCGCGCCACAAGCTGGCGGAAAACGACGCGCGCATCGGCGCCGGGCAGGCGGTGATGCAGCCGAAGCTGGCCATGGCAGAGCTGCTGGCGCTGTACCGGACGCTGGAGGCCCGTGGCTGGGTGCAGGACTACGACGGCTACAAGGCCAGCCTGGTGGTCGAGATTGGCGACGGCGCCGGTGGCGGCGACCGCAACCGCCTGAACGTGCAGGATTCGCCGCGCCTGGTGGGCCAGTACCGCGTCCACGCGCAACAGGTCCGGTTCCGCAAGTAAGAGGAGGAATGACGCATGAGCAAGCAGATCACGGGACGGGCCTATGTCCGCGTCGACGGCAAGCAGTATCCATCGCGCGACGGCGCGGTGCTCAAGCCCGGGATGGTGTCGCGCAAGCCGGTCATCGGCGCCGACGGTGTGCACGGCTATGTGGAAAAGGTGTTGTCGCCGTCCATCGAGTGTTCCCTGAGCCACAACAACGAGCTGTCCATCGAGGAGCTGCAGAACATCGTCGGCGCCACGATCATGTTCGAATGCGACACCGGGCCCATCTACATTCTGCGCGAGGCCTGGTGCGATCCGGAATCGCTAGATCTGACCGTGGGTGACGGCGAAGTGAAGGTGACCTTCAACGGCGTGGCCGTCGAGGAGGTGAGCGGATGACGCGCATCGAGCTGGCGCATCCGATCACGATGGGCGACGAGCGCATCGATGCCATCGAGGTGGATAGGCCGAAGGTGAAACACCTGATGGCCTACGACCGGGAACAGGGCGAGATGGCCAAGATGGCGGCGCTGATCGCCGAGCTGGCCGGGCTGCCACGGCCGGTAATCGATCAGATGGACGCGGCGGATTTCATGCGTGCCTCGGAGGTGGTCTCCGGTTTTTTGGATGCTGGCCAGGCAACTGGGACCTGATGACCGCCGAGGTGGCGGCGGGTTACGGCTTCAGCCGCGCCGACATTCTGGCCCTGGACGACCACGAGCTGGCCTTCTGGCACGAGCGCCTGAAGCGGATCGCGCCGCGTGAAGAAACAGCGCCAGCATGGTGAGCCAGAACAGCCAGGCGGCGTCCAGCACGGCAGCGGCGAGCAGGGCGGCCAGCAGGATCATGGCGTAGACGAATGTTTGCGCAACGGCGTTGAGCATGGCGTTTCCCGGGAAACGGTTTGGTGAGAGTGTAGCAGATGGCGCAACTGAAAACCTCGGTCATTCTCGATCTGGTGGACCGCATGAGCCGGCCGCTGGCGCGCACCCGCGCCGCGCTCAAGAGCGTGCAGGAGACGGCGGCGAAGGTCGAGGGCTTCCGCAAGCTCAAGCAGGAATCCGTGGCCACCGCCGGCAAGCTGCGCGAGGCCCAGGAACGGGCCGCCCGCCTGGCCAGGGAGATGGCCGGCGCCGCCAAGCCTTCGCGCCGCCTGCGGGCCTCGTTCGAGAAGGCCAGGCTGGAGGCCGGGCGCTACAAGCGCGCCCTGGGCGAGCAGCAGGCCAGGCTGGAGGCACTGCGCCGCGAGCTGCGCGGCGCGGGCATCGATACCCGCAACCTGGCCGAGCACCAGCAGCGCCTGGCGCGCGAGTCTGAACGGCTGTCTGGCAGGCTCAAGCGCCTCGAGCGGCTCAAGGCCATGACGGGGCGCATGAGCGGTGCGGCTGGCAAAATGGTCGGCAGGTTCGGCGCTGCCTTGCGCGCGGCGGGGCTGGTGGCCGGCGGCGCGGCCGCCATGGTGGGCGGGGCCGGCGCGGCGTTCGGCCGCCTGTTCGTGGGCACGGCGGCGAAGTTCGAGCGTTACAGGACCATCCTCGAAACGGTCGAAGGCAGCTCCGAGAAGGCGCGAAAGTCGTTCGACTGGGTGTCGGAGTTCGCCGCCAGGACGCCGTTCGAGATCGACGAGGTGATGGGCTCGTTCGTGAAGCTGCGCGCATACGGGCTTGAGCCGACCGGCGGCCTGCTGCGCACCCTGGGCGATACGGCCGCCGCCATGGGCAAGCCCATCGAGCAGGCCGTGGAGGCGATCGCGGATGCGGTGACCGGTGAGAACGAGCGGCTCAAGGAGTTCGGCATCAAGGCCCGCACCGTGGGCAAGCAGATCGTCTATGAGTATTCGGTCAACGGCAAGACCATGAAGAAGACGGCCGACTCGAGCAACCGGGCGATGATCCAGTCCACTCTGGAATCGATCTGGAACGAGAAGTACGCCGGGGCCATGGCCAAGCAGTCGAAGACCTGGTCCGGCATGATGTCGAATCTCGCCGATCACTGGACGCGGTTCGTCAACCTGGTCATGGAGTCCGGCGCCTTCGACGCCATGAAGGCCAAGCTGGCCACGATCCTCGATGCGGTGGACCGGATGGCGAAGTCCGGCGAGCTGAAGCGCATGGCCGTGCAGATCAGCGATGCAGTGGTGCGTGCCGTCGAGGTGATTTGGTCGCTCGGCAAGGCCACCGTTTCTGTATTCAGAGCCATTGGCAAGGTCATCGATGTCGTCTGGACGCCGATCAAGGGCCTGTTCGACATGGTTTCCGGAATTGCCGACAAGGCGATGAGTTTCTTCGACAGCGCCTTTGGCACCAGGGTCAAGGAAAGCATCGGTCGCGGCGTGGCGGCATTGATGGCCGGGCTCGGCAGCACGGAGGCGCAACAGGCGCTTAACCGTGACGCGGACAGGTTCGGCCCGCGAAGGGATTTGGCGGGTCCGGTGGCGACGACGCAGGTGGGAGGCATGATCCGCGTGCAGATTGACAGCGAAGGCCGGCCACGGGTGCGCGAGGTGGCGAGTGCCAGCCGCGCAGTCGGCATCGAGGTGGAAACCGGCATGGCGATGGCGGGGCCTTGACCATGTGGCGCGAACGCATGCGCGGCGGCCGTTTCCGCGACGCGGATTTCCTGCTCGACAGCCACGATCTGAGCAGCGGCCGGCAGGCGGCAAAGCACCAGTATCCGAAAGGCGAGAAGCCGTATGCCGAAGACATGGGCAAGCGGCAGCAGGAGTTTTCCATCGAATGCCATGTGATCGGCGCCGATTACATGGCGGCCCGTGACGCGCTGATTGCCGCCCTGGAAAAGGAAGGGCCCGGTACGCTGGTGCACCCCTACCTCGGCACGCGCAGGGTGCAGGTGCTCGGCTTCCGGTTGCGGGAGTCTTCCGCGGAAGGCGGCATTGCGCGGTTTTCGATTCGCTTCGTCGAGGCCGGCCAAAATCTTCAGCCGCGCGCCTCTGCCGATACGTCAGCCATCGTCGGCAGCCGCGCCGACGCGGCGATCACCGCCATCGCCGGGAGATTTGCCGAGCGTTTCGATGTGAGCGGGCCGGAGTTCGTTGCCGCCGATGCGACCAGCACGCTGCAGCGCATGAGCGCGCGTCTCGATGCACTGGCAGGGAGTATTCCTGCCGATCCGGCCGGCGCATCGGCATTTGCGCGCGATCTCGGCGTGTTTTCCGGGTCGCTGGCGTCGCTGATTCGCACACCTGCTTCGCTGGCCGGCAGTGCCACGAGCCTGATCGGCGCTCTGGCCGGGCTGACGGCGCGCCCGGAAGCAGCGCTCGGCATGTATCGCGGCCTGTTCAACTTCGGAGACACGGACAAGCCGCTACCGCGCACCACGCCGAACCGCAGGCGTCAGGCACGAAACCGTGACGAGGTGAACGGCATGGTGCGACGTGCCGCCATCGTCGAGGCGGCGCGGGCGGCGTCCGGCATGCGGTTCGAGGCTTTCGAGGATGCCACCGCGGTGCGCGATGAGCTGGCCGATCGCCTCGATGCAGAGATGGATACCGCGCCTGACGACGTGTACCAGGCACTGGCCGAGCTGCGTGCCGCACTTGTACAGGACATCCGCGAGCGCGGCGTAGACCTTGCCAGGATCGTCAGTGTCGTCCCTCCGGCGACACTGCCTGCGCTGGTGCTTGCGCACCGGATCCATGGCGATCCGAAGCGGGTAGACGAAGTCGTGGTGCGAAACCGGATCCGCCATCCCGGGTTCGTGCCCGGCGGCATGGCCATCGAGGTGCTGAGCGATGCCTGATGCGCGTCTTTTGATCGATGGCCGTGCCTATTCCGGCTGGTCCGAGGCGCGAATCGAGCGCGGCATCGATCGCCTGGCGGGCGCTTTCGAACTCGTCGTCTCCAACCGCTGGAAGGACAGGGATACGGCCACGGCGATTCGCCCCGGCGCGGCCTGCGCGCTGATGCTGGATGGCGACAAGGCCATCACGGGCTACGTGGACGAGGTGATCATCGAGTACAACGATGCACAGCACCAGGTGACGATTCGCGGTCGCGATCGCGCCGGCGATCTGGTCGATTGCTCGGCGCCGCTCCGCCAGTGGAGCGGGCGCACGCTGTCCGGCGTGGCGCAGGAGTTGTGCGAGCCGTTCGGGATTGCCGTCACGGACAACGTTGGCGACGAGACGCCGTTTCGCCGGCTCAAGACGGAGCCTGGCGAGACCGTCTTCGAGCTGCTGGAGCGGGCCGCAAGGCTGAGAGGTCTGCTGCTCGTGTCAGACGGCAACGGCGCCATCGAAATCACCCGGACGGGAAAGACGCGCGCGCCCACGGCGCTTGAGCTTGGGAAGAACATCCTCTCCGTCGCCGCCAGTTACAGCCATGCGGGCCGCTTCAGCGAGACGCGGGTGCTTGGCCAGCAGCCTGGCGGTGATTTTCTGTTTGGCGAGAACGCGGCTCAGGTGCTTGGCACGGCGAACGATCCGCGGATTACGCGGCACCGGCCGACGCTGCTGGTTGCCGAAGATCCCATCGATGCGCAGGCTGCCGCCACGCGCGCGCGGTGGCAAAGCAGCGTGGCCTATGGCCGCTCCATGACCGTGCAGGTCACCGTGGCCGGATGGCGTCATGCGGAAGGGCTGTGGGAGCCGAACCGGCGGGTGCTTGTGCGCGACGATTTCCTTGGACTGGATGCCTGGCTGCTGGTGGTCGGCGTGGCGCATGTGCTGGATCGCAACGGCAGCCGCACGGAGCTGACGCTGATGCCGCCGGAGGCCTTCGAGCCGGAGCCACTGCCGGAGAAGGAGGTGAGCGATGGCTGGGCTGCGTAGCCTGCTTGCGCCCCTGGCGCGGCGGGTGCGGCTGATTGTATCGCGCGCGGTCGTCCGGCTGGTGGATGACGGCGGCAAGCTGCAGACCGTGCAGATCGACATGCTGGCCGGCGAGACGATGGACGGCATCGAGCGGTTCCAGGAGTACGGATTCAGCTCGCACCCGCATCCCGGCGCGGAGGCGGTTGCGCTCGCCGTCTGCGGTCAGCGCGCCCACACTGTGGCAGTGTCTGTCGACGACAGGCGCTATCGCCTCGCAGGCCTGGCTCAGGGTGAGGTGGCGCTTTACGACGATCTCGGCAACGTCGTCCACCTCAGTCGCGATCGCATCCTGGTCAACGGCGCAAGCCTGGTGGAAGTCACCGCCCCCGCCGTCACCGTCAACGCCGCCACCGAGCACAATGGCAACATCACGCTCAATGGCAATCTGCAGGTCAACGGCGCCATCTCGGCCAGCGGCCAGGTGTCGAGTGATACCGGGGTGTCAATCGGCGCGCTGGAGCTTGGCACCCACACCCACGGCGGCGTCACTGCCGGCGCTGACAGCACGGGAGGCCCGCAATGACCGATCTGGCCATCGTCTGGCATGAAACCGGCGGCGACATCGAGCTGGGCGGCTACGACCTGGCCACCGACGACGGCCTGCGCACCGCCGTGATCCTGAGCCTGTTCACGGATCGGCGCGCCGAGCCGGACGACGTGTTGCCGGACGATGGCGGTGACCGGCGCGGGTTCTGGGCCGATGCCTGGCCTGAGGCGGACAGCGACCGGCTCGGCTCACGGCTCTGGCTCGTTTCCCGGGAAAAGCAGTTGCCGGTCGTGGCCGAACGGGCGCGCGAGTACGCCGAAGAGGCGCTGGCCTGGCTGGTGGAGGACGGTATCGCCGGCGCCGTTCGCGTCGAGGCGCTGATTCAGGGGCGCGGCGTACTCGGCCTTCACGTATCCATAGAACGGCCGGATACTGATCCGGTGGAATACCGCTTCAACCGTCTTTGGGAGACCTTGTAAATGCCGTTTCAACGCCCCGATCTCGCCACCCTGATCGAGCGCGCCCAGGCCGACATCGAGAGCCGCCTGCCCGGCGCCGACGCCAGGCTGCGCCGCTCGCTGCTTGGCGTGCTCGCCCGCATGCACGCCGGCACCGTCCACGGCCTGTACGGTTATCTGGATTGGGTGTCGAAGCAGCTCATGATCGACACGGCAGATGCTGAGCACCTGGAGCGGCACGCATCCATCTGGGGCGTATCGCGCAAGGCCGCAATGCCGGCCACGGGCACGGTCACCTTCACAGGCACGGATGGCGCCGTCATCCCGCAAGGCACCGCTTTGCAGCGCGCCGATGGCATCAAGTACGCCACCGATGCGGAGGCGACCATCAGCGCAGGTTCCGCCAGCGCAGGCGTTACGGCAAGCCAGCCTGGCGAGAGTAGCAACGCGGCAGGCGGGACAGGCCTTACCCTGGTGTCTCCGGTCAGTGGCGTGAACAGCGCAGCGACCGTGAACAGCGCTGGCCTCACCGGCGGCGCAGACACGGAAACCGACGCCAGCCTGCGCCAGCGGCTGCTGGCCCGGATCCAGAACCCGCCGCACGGCGGCGCCCAGGCGGATTACGTGGCCTGGGCGCTCGAGGTCTCCGGCGTGACGCGCGCCTGGGTCTATCCGGCCGAGTTGGGCCTCGGGACGATCACGCTGCGATTCATGATGGACGATGCCTACGCGGACGGCATTCCCCAGGCCGCCGACGTGCAGGCGGTGCAGGACTATATCGATGCCGTGCGCCCGGTCACGGCTGATCTGACGGTGGTCGCGCCGGTCGCCGTGCCGCTGGATCTGACGATCGCGCTCACGCCCAACACCAGCGCCGTGCAGGCCGCAGTAAAAGCCGAGCTTGCCGATCTGCTCACGCGCGAGGCCGAGCCCGGCGGTACCATCCTGCTCAGCCACATCCGTGAGGCCATCAGCATCGCCGCTGGCGAGACCGATCACGATCTCACAAGCCCGACGGCAGACGTGACCCACAACACCGGCGAGATCGCCGTGCTCGGGACCATCACATGGCAATGACGGCAGAGGACTACCGCGACCAGCTCCTGGCGCTGCAGCCGCCAGGCGCGGCGCTGCCGGTCGATCCGGACAGCACCTGGGGGCGTCTGCTGCAGGCCCTGGCAGACGAGCTCGCCAGGATCGACGGCCGTGCCGACGATCTGGTGGACGAGGCCGATCCGCGTACCACCTACGAGCTGCTGCCGGACTGGGAGCGCGTCGCAGGCTTGCCAGATGCTTGTACGCCAGATGGGCATACGGTCGACGCTCGCCGCGATGCGCTCACTGGCCGCATCGCCGGCATCGGCGGCCAGAGCGCGGCCTATTTCATCTGGCTCGCCGCCGATCTTGGCTACAGCGTCACCATCACCGAGTTTCGCACCGCAGATGCCGGTGCGGCGGTGGCGGGTGACGCCATCAATGGCGAGCCCTGGCGGTTCGCCTGGCAGGTGAATGCGCCGCAAACCACGGTCACGGACGCCGTGGCTGGCTCGTCTGGCGCTGGCGAGCCGCTGCGGGCGTGGGGCAACGAGCTGCTCGAATGCGTCCTGCGCGCCCGGCGCCCGGCGCACACCACGGTTCTGTTCAGCTACGGAGGATGACGATGATCGGAATACCCCGATACCTCAATACGAAAGATGACTGCGAGGGCATGCACCAGCTCGCGCTCGCAGGCCAGATCCCGGCAGAATTCGGTATCAAGGCCTGGCGCGGCCTGCTGGCCGGTGCCTACAGCTACCGCTACGACCGCGATCTCGCGGCCACCGAAGCGCCGGATGGCCCGGAGCCGGATTTCATCGTGCTGGACGTCGAGCAGCCTGACGGCAGCATCGTGCGCCAGCAACACAAGCTCACCCGCGATACCAGCAGCCGCATGGATCGTCTAGGTTACACCGAAGCGGACGTGCAGCAGAAGATCGCCGAACTGGGAGGATAAGACATGCTGAAAATCGGAGACGTGGCCGGCTCCAACGCCGACGCCCAGGGGGAGTGGACCGAAGGTGATCCGCAGGCGGGCACGCCGGCGACGATCCTCAAGGCCGATTTCCTCAACACGGTCCAGCGCGAGCTGGTGGCCATCGCCGAGCACAACGGCGGCACGCTGGATCCGGCCAACGATGCGCAGCTCATCAGCGCCATCCGCCTCGTCGGTCAACCGGCCGGCAGCGTGTGGTTGATGGGGCAGATCGAAAAGGGTACAGGCGACACCCTGAACTTGCCGGAAGGCCAGATCAACATCGGCGGCAACGGCCTGGGCTACCTGCTGACCGCTCAGACCGACTGGGATCCTGTGCTGGCCGCAAACCAGGACGGCAGCATCACGGCCCTCGCGCTCGGCGACAACGTCTACATCTACGCCGTGCAGGATCCATCCGGCATCGCAAAGTGGGTGGCCAGCTACAACAGCACCGTGCCCAACGGCTACACAGCGGCCACCAGCCGCAAGGTCGGCGGCTTCCACTTCGGTTACGTGCGCCCCATCGCCAACCGCTACGACACGGCTTTCGTGCCCACCGCGCAGATCGTGCCGAACAGTTGCTGGGACCTGCAGCACCGCCCCACATGCGACCCGACTGGCATGGTCGAAGTTATCCCTGGCAGCCTCTGGGTGGACATCTACCTCAACTCGGAAGGGTCTGGCGTGTGGCCCGAGAACATTCCCATCTCGGCCTACGGCGCAACACCCATCAAGGATGACGTCTACGCCAGGGCGGACTTTCATCAGCTCATCGCCAACGCGGGAAAACGCCTGCCGACAATCGAGGAATTCCTGCGCTATGCGGAAGGCGCGCCTGCCGGCCTCGATGCCAGCAACGACCAAGCCTGGACAGCCACCACGAACACCGGCCCGACCACCACGGGCGCCGTGGCCAAGGCGGTGAGCCAGTACAATGTCGTCGATGCTGTCGGAAACCTCTGGGACTGGCTCGATAACCACCATGACCTTGGCGGCACTTTTGCATGGGACAACACCGTCGTCAACGTCGGCAAAGACAGCGCCACGCCCCGCGGCTACGTGGACCACGCGGCCTGGCGTGCGTTCATCGGCGGCGGCGATTGGACTGATGGCGTTCACGCCGGTGCGCGCTGCCTCGGTTCGTCTGCCGGTCCGTGGGGTGCGACTGGCACTGTCGGCCTGCGCGGCGCCTGTGACGCCCTGTGAGCGTGGAGCTTGATGCGGCCCCGCGGCAGCGGGGCCTTGTGTTACTGACCAAGGCCGAGCGCCTAATCATCGATCTCGCGCCGGCCATTGACAAGATCCCGAGGCACCAGCGCTACCGCTACGCCGCTCGGCTGGAGGGTGCGCTGTGGCATCTTGTCGACGACATCATTAAGGCCGCAGTGAGCGGCCAAAAGAGCAAGGTGTATCGGGTCGATGAACAGATCCGGTTCATCCATGCACTGCTTCGCCACGGCGCCGAACGCAAGCTGATCGGGCCGAAGCGGGTGGGCGAAGCCGCCCGCCAGCTGGCCGAGATTGGCGCGATGGTCGGCGCCTGGCGGAAGCGGTTCAAATAGGTCGGATGGGGTTTTCGGCGCTACGTGAACCACGCGGCCTGGCGTGCGTTCATCGGCGGCGGCAATTGGAATGATGGCGTTCACGCCGGTGCGCGCTGCCTCAATTCGAATGCCAATCCGTGGAATGCGAATGGCAATGTCGGCCTGCGCGGCGCCTGTGACCACCATACTGCGAGAGGGCGGCGAGGGTTCGCCGTCACCCAGCACCCCACAGGGGGTCAGCCTGTCCGTCCTGGTCCTGGCCTTCTGGCCAGGCCGAAGACTTGAAAAGGGTCGCGCCGCGCGAGTAGCCGAGAGGCGAAAGCCCGGCGCGGCCGCCCTTCAAGAATGAATAAGAAAGGGAGTCTATGGGCAAGAAACACAAGCGGCTCATCAAGCAGATCGTGGATTGGGACAACCTCATTGAGGCCCACCGGCTCGCCCGCCGCGGGAAACGTAACCGCGAAGAGGTGATCCGCTTCGAGGCCAACCTCTTGGAGGAGCTGGGCCGCCTCCAAATGGAGCTGCTCTGGGGCACCTACCAGCCAGGCTGGTACCGCACATTCGTGGTCCGCGAACCGAAGCGCCGGGAGATAGCCGCGCTGCCATACCGTGACCGCGTGGCGCAGCACGCTATTTGCAACATCTGCACCCCGATCTGGCACCAGGCTATGCTCCTGGACACATACGCCTGCCGCCCCGGCAAAGGCACCCATGCCGCCGCCAATCGCGCCCAGCGTTGGCTGCGCGACATGCACAAGAGCGGCCGCTCGGTGTGGGTACTGAAGATGGACGTGAGCAAGTATTTCCAGTCCATCAGCCACCGCCTGGCCAAGCAGGTCATCCGCCGGAAAATCAGCTGCCCTGCCACCCTCCGCCTGCTCGATACCATCGTCGACAGCACCGCCGGCAGCGACGAGCTGGAGCCGGCTGGCATCCCGGTCGGCAACCTCACAAGCCAATGGATCGCCAATCTCGTCGGCAATGAGCTGGACCAGTGGGCCAAGCGCGAGCTGCGCCTCAAGCGCTATATTCGGTACATGGATGACATGGTGGTGCTGTGCTGGAGCAAGGAGCAGGCTCTTACCGTCCGCGCCCAATTCGAAGCCCGCCTCGCCGGTATGGGTATGACATTCAGCAAGACCAGTATCTTGCCAGCAGGCCGAGGCCTCAACTTCGTCGGCTACCGCATCTGGCACGACCACCGCCTGCTGCGGCGCCAATCAGTGGTTGCCATGAAGCGGCGGTTAAAGGTCCTGCAAAGGCAATTTCAAGCTGGCATAATCGGCCTGGACCGCGTCCACGCCACAATCGCGTCGTGGGTGGCTCATGCCAAACATGCCGACACCGCCAGAGTAAGGGCCGCCGTCCTTGGTGGAGCACGGTTTACGCGGGGCGATGGGGCGCGCAAGCTGGGCAACATGGCGTCGAAAATTTAGTGACGCTCAGTCGCAATCGTTGTGGCGCGCACAACCTGAGGGCGGTTGAGATTCAGTCGATTGTCGATGACACCACGCTCACCACGGATGAGAAGGTCACAGCAATCCAGACGGTGGTCTGGTGAGCTGAGTTGACTAGCACTCAGGACACCATTCAAGGAAAGAGAGGGCGACCGTGCAGATGCGGGGGATGTCAACTCTGCAGGCCTGCCTCATGTACACCGGCATGCACCAGTTTCCCGGGAAACGTCCAGCACACATTACAGAGCATGCGTTCAACTGTTTGATTTTATTAGCGGAATTCTGTAATGACAACAGACGAATCCAGCCCCCGCTACCAAATTATCACTGTAAAATCAGTAACTTGCAGAAAACAAAACGGCGCCTATGGCGCCGTTTTGCGTATTTTCCTATAAACATTCCGATAATAAATTAGAATTAGTCAAAAAGACTTCGGAACACACCCTTTCCGGCTCATCGCGCCCGGTGCGCATCAGTACTCTCCCAGCCCCGTTCCAGCCAGACGTACGGCATAGCGGCCACGATAATAGTGCCGCTGGTGTTGTTCGTCGTCGTTGAAGGCGGCGCGGTCGTGAAGCACATTGTTGCTCACCAGTCCCATGCCCGGTTCGAGCCGGCCGCGGAAAATCCAGGGTGAATCGCCGTGCAGGATGGCCTGCAGGGCATCCAGGGCCTCGCGGGTGAGCGAGTCCTCCTTCCAGATCACATTGTTCACGCGGATGGTGTAGCGCATGTGCAGGTTGCCCTGGGGGGTGATGCGGAACACCGGCCCCGTCTCCTCGGGGCGGGCGATGCGGCCGTCCTCGATGCGCGCCGGGATGGTCAGCACGTCGGGGGCCATGAGGGCCCGGATATAGTCGGGATTCTGCTCGCGCAGCAGGAGGTAGGCGATCTCGTGATCGAGCAGGGCGTTCTCGCCGCCCTGCGCGGCCCGTTGCACCACATGCAGCAGCAATGCCTGGATCTGGCGATCCGCCGGGTTGTAGTAGCCGTCGGTGTGCCACTGTATGGCCCGGTTGGTATAGGGAATGTAATGCCGCCGCACACCGTCTTCGCGCACGGTGAGCGAGGTCAGGCCGGTATCGTCGGCCAGCCAGTTGCGATCCATGCCGGTCAGCCTGAAGTGCCGCGCCAGGGACAGGGGAATCTCCGGATCCGGATCGGTGCCGGTGCGGCTGGCATACAGGGCCATGTTGGTCTTGCGGCAGCGTGCCAGCAGGGCGTCGAATTCCTGCGGCTTCAGGCGCCGCGGATCGTCCAGTTCCACGACCAGATCGCCGAGATCCCGCGGATAGTCCTGCAGTTTGCGATCCCGCCAGTAGCGGTAGGCGTCCTCGTCATCCAGGTGAAAGGGATTGGGGCGAGGGAGCGTGGCTTGCGGATGAGCTGTTATCAT